ATGACAAATCCTACATGGTTTTGTGGTACAATCTGGAAACACCTTACCGAATGGACAATGGAACAACTGGCGGAGTGGTTCAAGCAACACCACGCCAAAGAGGGAGTCATAGGACTGGAAATCAGCCCGACTTCTGGAAAGGAACACTACCAATTCAAAATTCACTTGGATCGTGGAGAGACATTAGAGGGATGGAAAGCCCTGATAGGGCCTATGGGTCACATCGAGATAGCCGTAGACAAGAATTTCAGCGGTTACGAGGAGAAAGACGGCAATTTCATCAAGTGGCCGACAAGCCCGTTGGAGAAGTACAAGAGTCTGAAGTTGAGAACATGGCAAATCGACGTAGTGGAAACATTCGAGAGGCAGGATGACCGCCGCATCTTGGTAGTCGTGGACAAGCAGGGCGGGAACGGGAAATCCTATCTGTCGCGCTTCATGGAAGCCACAGGCAAAGCGGACGTCTGCCCAGTGATATCGGACGAGTACAACGACTACTCCGCATACTGCTTAGACAATCCCTGCAAGGGATACGTATTCGACCTACCGAGGGCAACGAGCATCAAGAGACGTTCGGCCATGTGGATGGGCATAGAGCAAATCAAGAACGGCCTACTGTACGAGAAAAGATACAGACCTCGCAAGATGTGGATAGAACCGCCCAAGGTACTGGTATTCACAAATGACGATGTACCGTGGGACATGTTGAGCCGTGACAGATGGGAAGCATACGAACTATACAACGGACAACTGTTCCTACTGAAACCACCAAACGACACCGAGTAAACACCACACAAACGGCACGCCTACACGCTAACGCGTGGTAATACTGGCGTGCCTACTTCTATTCTATTATTTCTTAAACCAGGGGATTCACAGGATTGAAAATTAAGGTAGTACCTTAACTCAACAGGTAACTGTCAGAAAAGCTTTGCAGTGGAAATTAAGGTAAATGGTTTACAGGGGGATACACCCCCCGTACCCCCCGTACGGGAAGGCCTGTCAAGTTTAACGGTTGTACACAGAACGACCGCCACGAGGTACAGCCTTATAAGGACGGCCAGACCTGTAGAGACCCAAAAGGTTCTTAGAAACGATGCCAGAGCCTGCAATAAGATTGGTCGATGCATGAGCATAAGACCCAGCACCAGGTACCATAGAGGGATACTTGACGTCCTCCCAGCCAACGCCATAGTTATCCATATAGTCCTGCCTCCACTGGTTTTGATCTGCTGCGCGAATCCAATCTCCGACAAAAGGAACACCGGACATGTTATAACGCCACTGATTGGTATTGCCTTTAGTCCATGACGGACTGTTACGCGCGACGTTCTGACCCCAATAGAGATACGACCAGCTCATTGTATCACTTCTCCATCACTTTATCCAAGACCATATTAACCGCGGTAGCACTGTTATCGTCATCCTCGGAAACGAGATCCGAATCAGTAACCAAAGTAGAATCCTCGGTCAACTTGCTACTCACCGCCTCGGGAATGGTATACTGGCGAGAATACGCATAATTTCCAGCAGTGACCATAGAGTTACCAACTACACGCTCGGTAGCAGTGCACATATCAGAGAATTCTATGTACCAGACGATGCGGAGCCTGTAATAAAACTTGATGAGTTTCCCAGGAGGAGTTAGAATACAAGCGACATAGGTACGGGGTATCTGATAGGAATCCTGAAACATGAGAGTCCAAGTATCACCCACAGTAGAACCAGTATCAGTACTGACATAAGGATATGAAGTCGGGAATCTGGGCATAGGTTGAGCCTTGCCACGGAAATATCTGGCGTTATCCAACTGTGCAGTACCAGTAGTAGGATTAGTGACAGTGGTAGGATTTCCGGCCGGAGTAGTAGCCTGAACGCTACTGCCGAGAAGACCGAAGTTGTTGATTCCTGCCTCACCGTTACCGAACTGGGTAAGAATGGGGTATACAAGAGGCTTAAGCCCATTGATATCGAGACCAGACTGGGGGAAAGCCTTCTTCCAGCCAGGTTCAGAGAGGGCATTATAGTATATCTTCTCATTATTTTCGTCAGACTGGGTAGAGAACTCTTCAGTAAACACCTTGACAGAATTCTGATTAACAGAAGCGCCAGAAGTGGCAAAGAGACGAGAAGTAAAAGCATTCCAACTCTCATTAGAAACTGCGCGATAGAGAAGAGGATTCATCATATCCTGCGGTGCAATAGTTCCAGTAGTAGTGCCAATCTGCAAAGGATCAGCAGGAAGCATAGAAGCGCAAGCAAGATGAACATCACAAGACTTAACACGCAGGAACTTATGATTAATCATGAGGCCTGCCCACCTGCGCGCAATCTGGCCAAGATTGGGGGTATGTATACCTATGATACCAATCTTATTAAGACTGGTAGCCATATCGTACATCTCTTCGATAGACACGGTGACCATTTCACCACCTTCTGCGCCCATGGTATCTGAAACGCCTAATGGGTCTGTAAGCCCTTCTATATCCATAGCTGCGGTAAACCATTATTAATTCACCCAGTAACGTTATCACCTTAACTACTACTTAAATATGTGTATCACCCTGTATGAATC